GGGAGCGTGACTGGTTCGCAAAGACCAAGCAGGATCTGCTCGTTACGCAGGTGCAGCGCGTGGTCATCGGCACCAACCCCATCCAGGAGTTGGCTCTGGCTCAGCCAGTCAAGTTCCTGGCTTTTGCATCTAATAACTACAACACTTCATATGCTACAAGTTCTCTTTCGTGTGTGAACCTGCAGCTCAAGACCCAGGTGAACGGTGTGGATGTGGGTGACTCCCGCCACTTGACCCACTGGATCGATGTTCCCCATTATTACAACACGCCGTTTGGTTACGTGACTACCACGGCAGCAGGTACCCTGGCTACAAACAACGTGGCTGTCATTTCGTACTGTCTCGACACCTCCAAGCTGCAGCCGACCGGCACGCTCAACTTCTCCCGCCTCGACACCTACCGCCTCGTGGTCCCTGCAGGACTCGCGAACGGCGTGCTCGGTCTCACCGGCCCAGTCCCTTACCCGGTCAATTACCTGTACGCAGTTTCCTACAATATATTCCGTATAGAAAATGGTCTAGGCTCGTTGCTTTACGCAAACTAAACCAAATTTTAAAATTGATGAATCTCAATGCAGTTGTGGCACTGGCTTCTTTTGTTGGGTCTCGTCTTCTTGATAACTTACAACCCACGCACGGGAAATGTCGTGAAATATTTTACCACCCCTCTATCAGTAGAGGTTGACCATGCCTCGAGAAAGACACAAGGCAATAGCGATACCGATCAGTACGATCAATGATGTGAAGCACTTCCTTATCGTTCATGACAGGCGATACAAGGAATGGACGTTTGTCACAGGCGGGTGTCGCCGACGCGAGATTTATAACCCACTTCGTTGTGCGGTTCGCGAACTCGAAGAAGAAACACGAGGAATCATAAACCTGAAGAGAGGTACGTACACCTACTTCAAGTTTTTGACCGATACTCCAGAGCCCAGGGACATTGAAGATGGAGTCGATGTGATTAACCACTATCACGTCTACATCTTCGATCTCCCGATGACTTCTATTGAACACAGGCACATTGTCAGACGGTTCACAGAAGAAAAGGAGCGCATGGAGGCCGGTAACATTCCTTTTCGAAAGAATTATGATGAAAATGACGATTGTAAATTTGAAAGCATAGATGATATTGCTCGTCATCCAAACCTATGGCCCATGATCCGTCAGCACGTCCTCCGAAACCCAGAGTTTCAGCAGGCTCTCAACACGACCCACAAGACTGTTTTCAACCTTCGGGGGACCTAGAGGATGAGCTGCGCCGCAAGTGACGGCATTTTTTCAGAGGATTAACATAATGACGCGAAGCAAACTCGAGTTTGCGACGATCCTAGCATCTCTCCGCAAGGATGGATCGGATCCTCAGAAACTTGCAAGCGAAATGAGTCTTCGCAAATTGTGCTATGAAATTGAGCGCCTTGAGCAGGAAGCTGAAGATGCCAAGGCGGCCGCGCCAGCACCTGCGCCAAAGAAGACTCCCCCTCCAAAGGAAAAGGGAGGTGGGAAGCCATTTTGGGCCTGGCTGACTCAGGATTCATCTGATGAGGACTAGGACTTAGAGACTAGAACCTAAAATAAAGTAATGGACAAGTGGCGGATACCGAGTGGTACGGCGACCCATGTTCTCATGGATGGCGGGATCCTTGCGGTTCCACCAGAGGACACCACAGAGTTTTATGAGCGATGTATCTCTCTCATCAATTCTGGATCAAAATTGTATGTGGTCGAGCAAAAGACAGAAAATTTCAAGTTTTTCGTAGATTTTGATTACAAAGCTCCGGAAAAACTGGAGGATTCAGATCTTCTTCAATTTTGTTCCATAATTCATGCGGCAATTGGGAAGCCCGGAAGGTGTCTCATAGCTCGAGCCAGGGTCAGACCCGTAGGTGAAGGTCTCTTGAAATCTGGGGTCCATATTCACTGGCCAGATTTAGTTGTGAATCGGATCGATGCTCTCAATTTTAGATCAAAAATCATAACCAGTCTAGGGGATGGACCTTGGGACAAGGTCATTGATGCGGCAGTCTATGGAGGATCTGGTCTCCGCATGCTCTGGTCACACAAGAAACCCACGGGTGATCCGTACATCCCTTGGCGTGGGACCGATTCAAAGCATGAATTCACCCAAGAGTTTTCAAAGGCGCCGAACCTCGAGACTCTTGCCCTCTTTGCAGTTCGCACCAACGAGGCTATCCGCGAGGCTGAGGTTCTTGAGAATGTCGCGCCTCTCGAGAAGATTGTTCGAAAGTATCTGAAGGGTCAGGAGAATGCACGCATCAAAAAGGTTCAGAGAATCGATAACGGGACATGGTTCGCACAGTCGGATTCCAAGTGGTGCCAAAACATCGGTCGAGAGCACAAATCAAACCACGTATGGTTTTCGATATCTTCAGGAGGGGTCTGTCAGAGGTGTTTCGATGAGGAGTGCCGTGAGTTTCATGGTCCCAAAACTATTCTTCCTCCATCAATAGTAGAACAACTCGAAGATGTTGTTGTTGTGGGTAGTCCTTCTACTGGCTTTCTTATGGATATTTTTCCCGATGGGCCAGGGCCTTCGTTTCAAAAAGTACGAGCAGATGGTCCACCCGTACTCGGGTCTCGACCCAGAAAGCTGGAGCAGGTTTTTGACCAACATAACCACTTTCGAGCGTTTGGTTTCGACATCAGACCTTGATACAGCGACTGCAGCGCTCTATTCTGCGACAGAGAACATCAGGGACATAGGCCTGGGCCTACGTCGTGCAGACGACGAAAACATTCGAGAAGACCTCAACAGGATAGCGAGCGAATTAGGTTATGAAGGTGAATTTATTATTAACCAGAATGCAATTTCACGAGGAGTTTATTTCTTTCCTAGATACTTAAACGAATCAATGGCTGACTATCCAGAAAATGCCGACACGCGCGAACAAGGACCTGTTAAAAACCATGGACAGTAGTCCCAGTGCCGAAGGACTCGTGACCATCCCCGAGACCCGCACGCGCTACGGGCGTGTTTCCAAGCCTCCGGTGAAGTACGAGCCCATTGAGCAGGTGGAGGATGACTATGCGGATGACGACTACGACAGCGATGTTACTGATGACCTTGACGATGTAGAGATTGAGACTGATTCGGATGAGGAGGACTATGATGAAGATGATGCTGACGATGATGGCAATCTAGATGGGTTTGTTGTTCCAGATAAAAGCGAGAGTAGCGATTCGGATACCGATGGATCCCCCTCTCCCGTTCCTGTCAAACGAGGAACCGCAGTCAAGAAGTCGCCAGGAGGAGGCAAACGAGTGGCCGGCTCAGCGTGAGCCACAGCCAATGTTTATGCCAATGCCAACTCCCCAAAAGCAAAATATGATGGATGTTTTCAAGGGTGCGAATCCAATGGCAATTCTTCTACTCGGAATTGTCATTGGCGTCATCGTTGTGAGCATGCGCCCTATTGTTATTCAGTCTATGAAGCCCTAAGTCAGCATATAAAGTGGTGACTTTTTAGGGGCGTCATCTTTTCCGACAAAGTCCCCAATGGGACCTGTCCTTCTTTTATATACATCTTCTTGAAGGAAATCTGTCCATGGATTCACACGAGTCTGGCTGGCAGGTTCCATATCCCTGAATACGTCAAATTGATTGTCATAAGCGGCAACAGGTTGAGATATTCTGGCTGGCGCTGGTGGGAATCGCATGTATGCGACAAAAAGTAGAAACATTATGATTAAAATGCCCAAAAATTTAAAGAACATTGCTATTATTCGCTGCGAAATTAAGCGGAGGCCTCCACCTGGTCCGGGAACTCCTCGGTGTTGTCCGGCTTGGGCTCCTCCTCGCACGGAGTCTCCTCGAAGTGCGTGCCGTTCGCCTTGGCCAGCTCGCGGCGGCGAACCACCTCGGCAGCCACGCGAATGTCAGCCATGGCCACAATCTCATCCATAGACTTGTCGGGGTGCTCCTTCTTCAGATCCTCGATGAAATCTGCCGGGTGAGGAATGGGCGGCACATCAGGCTTGGTGTAGAACTTGGAGTTCTCATCTCCGGGCTCAATGTAGGGGTACGGCCCGGGCTGAGGCTTGGCCATCATGTCGCGCTTGCGCTTCTCGAACATCGCCGCCGCCTGGCTCTGGTTCTCGCGATACTTGGTCATAATCTCCTCGAGCTTGTCATTCTGGTAGTGCGTATCCTCAATCTCTTCGCGCCGAGGAGGAATCAGGCACCACTTGTACATATCGACCACATAGATATCCACGAGCGCATCATCCTTCTGCAGGCGCTTGGCGTGCTGTCCTGCCTCGTCGCGAGTAGGGAAGCACCCGCGAAGCTTCATTCCAAACTGCTCATTCTTCTGAGGGAGATCAGGGCCAACGAAAGACACACATGCAAAAAGCTGTCCTGGGACGGTCAGATAGTCCTGCTCGAGAGTAGCCATATAAAAGAAGAGAGCACTTATCTTTTAAGTCACAAATGGATGCAATTCGCAAATTGCACAACTCTGTCAAACGTGAATTCATCTCGAAATGGGTTCAAAAAGGAGATCTCGTTCTCGATTGCGGATGTGGCCGTGGCGGCGACTGGCACAAGTGGAAGGCGGTCGGGGCCAGAGTCTTTGCCATTGACCCAGACGAGGAGTCTCTG